GGAATAATTAATCTTACTATGAGCCAGAAAAAAAGACCAGATAAAAATAGTTCTGTGGCTGCGGTATCTGGTTTCGCCGGAGCTATAAAGAATGTCCCACTGCCCGACGGTGTGAAACTTCGCTCAGAACTTGAATACACTATTTGGGATCAATTCACGCGCGCCCGCGCCCGCGAGGACTGGCGAGATTTAGATTTAATTTTACTCGCCAAAATCGTTCGTATGGAAGCCGATATAAGAGAGCACCAGGAGACCCTAGATGATGCCGGTGTTTTGATTCAGAACAAGCGTGGCACTCTAATCCCTAACCCACTACTCGCAGTGGTCGATACACTCGAACGAAGGCAGTTAGCTGTCATTCGCTCTATGTCACTTAATCAATTAGCTAGCGACCCAAGAACTGTAAATGGGTCGGTGAAAAACGAAACAAACGCTAAGAGTACAATCTCACAACTAGGAGTTGAAGGTCTCATAGCAATGCCATCGCATTAAGTAGTATGGAAATTTAAAAGCATGACTCGCGGACAAAAAATCATAGCTTTCATAGAATCGTTCATTTTGATCCCCGAAGGCTCAAAAGTTGGGCAACCTATGAAACTTATGCGGTTTCAAAAGAAATTTATTCTCGAAGTCTACGACAATCCCAAAGGGACATCGAGAGCGTACTTGAGTGTCGCGCGAAAAAATGGAAAATCAGCGCTTATCGCCGGACTTGTCTTGGCGCACTTGGTAGGCCCAGAAGCGAAGCAAAACTCACAAATCATAAGCGGTGCTCGCAGCCGCGATCAAGCAAGCCTTGTTTTTAAGCTAGCAGAAAAAATGGTTCGGCTTTCTCCTGAGTTAAGCAAAATAGTTCGGGTCGTGCCATCGCAAAAAAGCCTTATGGGTTTAATCTGCAACGTTGAGTATAAGGCGATAAGCGCGGACTCATCTACTGCGCATGGTTTGAGTCCGATTTTAGCTATTATTGACGAGGCCGGACAAGTTAGAGGTCCGACAGATGCGTTTATAGAAGCCGTAGAAACCGCAATGGGCGCGCATGAGCATCCACTACTTGTCGCAATTTCGACCCAAGCGGCGACAGATGGCGATATGTTTAGTATGTGGCTCGATGATGCGGCAAATGCTAAAGATCCGCGCATTGTAAGTCATTTATACACTGCGCCGAAGGATTGTAGTGTTTTAGATAAAAAAGCGTGGAAAAAAGCTAATCCCGCTATGGGACAGTTTAGATCTACGCAAGACATAACTGATTTTGCTGCACAAGCACACCGGCTGCCGGCAAAAGCTAATTCTTTTCGTTGGTTATACTTGAATCAAAGAATTGAATCACACGCGCCATTTTTAACGAGAGCCGAATGGGAAGCTTGCAAAGCAAAGACAGATATAGAAGATGGCGATATATGCTTTGCCGGTCTCGATTTATCAGCGTCCAGGGATTTAACGGCATTAGTGCTTGTTTTCCCTAAAAATGAAGAAATACACGTTCAACCTCATTTTTGGCTACCGAGTGATGGTTTATTAGAAAAGGCGCAAGCCGAAAAAGTCCCTTGGGATCTATGGCAAAAGCAAGGTTTTTTAAAAACAATAGATGGACCGGTGATAAATCCGGCGGTGGTGGCTCGTTTTGTTGCAGAATTATCGACTGTTTATAATCTACAGCTACTAGCGTTTGATCGGTGGCGAATTTCTGACTTTCAGAGAGAGCTAGACAGCATAGGTGTGCATATCAATATGCAACCTTTTGGACAGGGTTTTAAGGATATGAGTCCAGCAGTCGATAAAATTGAGCGTTATGTAGTCGATAAAAAAATACGACACGGCGACAACCCAATTTTAAATATGAATGCAAGCGGTGCGGTTACTCAGCAAGACCCCGCCGGTAACAGAAAATTACATAAATCAAAGTCTTACTCAAAAATAGATGGAATGGTGGCTCTCGGTATGGCTCTCGGCGTTATGGGTTTGGATGATTTAACAAACCATACGAGTCCTTGGGACGATCCTAATTATAAACTCGCAGTATAGGTTGGAAAATGGGCATATTTGATATTTTTCTACAAAAAGAGGCGCGTTCTCTAGAAAACCCTAATTTACCTGTGTCTAGCGACAACTTTTTGCAAATGATGGGTTGGGGTGGCTCAACTTCTGAGGCGGGTATTCCAATAAATATAGACAACGCGCTCGGCGTTCCTAGCATTTGGGCCGCAGTAAATTTTATCTCTGGCACACTTGCTAGCTTACCCCTGGAGATATACGAAAATGATGAAAAGGTTAATGAGGGCATAGGTGCTTGGATAAATAGAGCCGTAAATCCTAGCGTTAGCAGTTTTGAATGGCGAAAATATACATTTGAACAAGTTTTGACCGGCGGTCGATCCGTAACGTTAATTATTAAGAACGGTCGAGGCGACGTTACCGACCTAGTACCTCTAGACCCTTCTAATCTGCACGTGCATCAGTCTAAAACAGACGATTTCCCAACAAAAACCTACAGAACCAAAAATCAAGTTTATCAAGCCGACGAGGTTATCGATATTACCTATATGGTAAAGCATAATATGCTTGATATTCGCGGTCCTATTATGACTAACAAGGATATCGTAGGTCTAGCGATAGCAGCCACAAATTACGGATCTAAATCGTTCCAGTCGGGCGGTATTCCTCCCGCCGTTCTGCAAGGTCCATTTCAGTCCGGCGTGGCTGCAACTAGAGCGTCCGAAGATGTTGCGGCGGCTACGGCTAAATTGGCGCGTGAAGGTCGTAGTGTTTTAGCACTTCCATCGGGTCACGAACTTAAATCGGTAGGGTTTAGCCCCGACGATATGCAACTCATCGAACTTCAGAGATTTTGTATAGAACAGATTGCACGTATCTACTCCCTACCCCCAGTTTTTCTCCAAGATCTGTCAAACGGCACATATTCAAATGTTGAGCAACAAGATTTGCATTTTGTAAAACATACTTTGCGGCGGTGGATTGAACAGACAGAGCAAGAAATGAATTTAAAACTATTTGGTAGGGAAAGTAACAAAGAGGTGCGTTTCAACGTGGACTCATTACTTCGCGGAGATTTAAAAACGCGCATGGAAGGTCATGCCACTTCTATTCAAAACGGAATAAAAACGCCAAACGAAGTCAGAGAAATTGAGGGTTTAGATCCACAAGAGTCTGGAGATGATTTAATGATCCAGGGCGCTACTGTGCCTATTTCGGTGCAATCTGGTGGTTAAACCTACGGAGTCTATGCGTAACAATGCGCGTCGAGGCTTAGAATTACGCAAAGAATGGAAGCGTGGCGGTACTGAGGCGGGCGTTAGGCGCGCTCGGCAGATTTCTGCAGGCGGTGATCTTTCACAAGCAACTATTAGGAATATGAAAGCATTTTTCGCGCGGTTTGGTGCGAATTACGACAGGGACTATGCAAAAGAGCAACCCGACGGCGGTCCGTCTGCTTTCAAAGTCGCTTGGTTACTTTGGGGAGGATCAAGTGCTCGAAGTTTCGCAAATAGATACGCAAATACAGATGAGGATAGATTTATGGACAACAGGGCTGCACCAGACTCATTAAGCGTCGGAGATTTTGTAACCTGGGACTCGTCGGGCGGTCGAGTTTATGGAAAAATAAGAAGAATACGCCGTGATGGGTCAATTAACGTTCCAGACAGTGATTTTTCTGTAACGGGTACGGAAGACGATCCGGCTGCGTTAATTATGGTTTATCGTGAGTCAGACGACGGATGGAGTCCCTCTGGTACGCTCGTTGGGCATAAATTTTCGACATTAACAAAAGTAGCTGAGCGATCAGAGCGTCATATTCAAAAAATTGAAGAAACCGAAACGCAGATAATTATCACGTTTGGCAAGTCGGACGAGTACCAAGAACCAGAGGACATTGATATGGAACTAGACGAGGCCGGTTACGGTAAAGATAAAGACAAAGACAAATACAGGCGCGAGTCTCGCCCTTCTACACGTTTGGAAATACGCGAAGCAGAAGACGGTTCAATCAATGTCGAGGGCTACGCGGCAGTCTTTAATTCAGAAACAGTTATAGGTGGAAAGTGGCGCGAGAGTATAGCGCGAGGCGCTTTTACCGAAGCT